CTTCCCAAGACTTCTTTTGATATGCAATTGTCTTTTCCTTCTCATTAACTACAAATGTTTTAACAGTGTTTGATACATCATTAATCTTACTTGTAATTATATTGTCTTCTGCTAATGCAACTGTTCCAGTTAACATAAGAGCGACAATAATTGTTGTAAACTTATTCATATTTTCCTCCTTAATGTAATAAGTGTTTTTTAAACGGTTCAATCTTATCTTTTGATTGATAAACCGTATCCATCATTCCGTCATAATCCTTTGCAGGCATTATTGACTTCATAATTTTTAACATTTGACCTAATACTGTCATCTGAACCATTACTGGATCATACTGTTTCATTTCCTTTTGAATCCACTCGTGGAAATTATCACATACAGTTTGCATAGGGTCTAATATTTCGTTATTTTGATTTTTTCTCATCTATATCTGGTTCTTCTTCTTGTTCTGCCATTTTTTCTGCATACGTTTTACCGAATACTGACATATAAAAATGGTCTCTAGGATTAGGACTCTCATATGCTTTCAATAAGTTGTCAAAATTAATTCTTAATCCGTGTTCATAACTTGTTGGTGATTGTTTCATTAATTCTGCGTGTTCTTTACAAAATTTAATACGATTTTTGTGGATATCGTTTTCTTTATCTTCGTCTAACTTCTTTTTTGATAGTATAATATCTTTTGCTTTTGCAATATTAAACTCTTTCCATACGTTATCTTTGTTGTATATAGCACTCATAATATAATTTTCTCCCTATTTTTCAATTATTGTTATTATTATACATTAAATCTCTTTAAATGTCAATAGTAAGATTAACCTCTATTTTACTCGTTTTTTGCACTTTTAAACGTTCTAGCAACGTCATAGGCGGCGATTCTAAGCACATCCCATAGTCTGCTATAGTGTGTTTTCCCATTATTTGTGATTATCCTTATCTGTTTCTTTACTAATCTTTTCTACTTTATTCATAAGTCCTTTAGTTCTTTTTAATAATCTTTCAAGAATTAAACTCATTTCATTTGAAAGAAATATCATATAAACTAAACAACCCATTAAAATAATAGAGCCGATTAAGACAACCATTTCATAATTATCCATATTGTTTTTTCAACATACCACCCAACAAGTTTTCTAAACTTGTTACAACATCTTTACTCATTTGTTGCTCTTTACTATCATAATGATAAACTCTTAATATCTTTCTTAACTCTTCTATCATTTTTTCTTTGTTCATTATTTACCTTTCTTTATTTTCCTTGTTTTGCTTCGTTTTCTAATTGAATCATAGTATCAACCTTTGAATCTTCTGGTTCTTTACTATTTTCAACTAGAACATATTTTCCATTTGGATTTAATGCTTCTTCTTTCCATTCTTTTACTGATTTGCCATATCTTCCAGCATAATGTTCAAAGTCTGGATTATTAACATCATCCACTGTATCTCCAACATTTGTTGAAGCGTCAGCAACAAATCCTTCTTCAACTTCTTTTAAAAGTTCTAAAGAATCCTTAGCAGTTGCCAAATCATTGTTGTCTATATTATCAATAACTGATTGTATAACATCAACTTTTGTTTCCATACCGTTTATGTTCATAACGTTGTTCCTCCTATTCTTTGTCTTAAATCTTTTTTTAATATATACTCTTGCACTTCGTTTTTTCCTTTAATTAAATATTCCGCTGCTTTATATGTGTCACCTTCAATAGATAATCTTTCACTTGCAGGTAGTAATACATTACCGCACTTATCACATATACTTTTATCTTCTTTATCTACAAGATAAAAGAATTTCATTTTTTTGTATATAATACTATTTCTTACCATTTTGTTCACTTGATATTAACAATACAATATAATGTACTGCTTTATATAAATCTAATTTGTTTTTTCCATCTTTTTTACCATATCTCATAAGGTATTTTATTGCATTTGATAAACTAAAATCTTTGTCTATATCTAAATGTCTTAATATATCTTGTACTTGGAAACCTTCTTTAGTAGTTGAATAATGTTTTGAATATGTACCTTTAATATATTCTAAAACTTCTTTTAATATTTTATCTTCGTTGTATTTCATTTCTTCCTTTAATTAAATCTTCTTCTGCTCTTAATTGAGTATAAAAAAATACTCCCCAAAGAATAAGTGCTATAACCATTATAATTTTTTTCATAATTTTTTATCATTATTATTGTTGTTGTTATATTTCTTCCCAAATAAATCTCTTAATGCTTCAGGTACTTCGTTTTTATCTTTTGGTTTATCTCCATAATAATAAGCAAGAAACAACCCCACTATTGTGAGGGTCATTCCTAATAAAAATAATAATAGTCCTGCTTCTAATGTCATATTAAAATGGTACTGGTTCTGATTCTGCTTTTTCTTTTACAAAATCATTTATACATTTGCCATCATCTTTAACAACTTCGCCTTTGTCATTAATGACATCGGTTTCATCTGCATAAGTAGATAGTTCAACATCACCGTTTTCTTTAGCGTTTTCTAAACCGTCATAGTCATCATAAACTACTTTAGCAACATATTCAGTTTTACCTGAATCTGTATAGTTAGCGTCTACCATATAGGTTTCAACACCATCTTTAGTTTCAGTTAATTCTTTATTAACTTTTTCGTGATTGATTCCGCAATCACTTAATTTAGTGTCTGCTTCATCTTGATTATTAGCAAGGCATTCTTGTTCTATGCAAAGAGTATAGTAAGTTTTCTTTTTATAAAGGTTTTTACCAATATCTTCTTTATTAACATAAATGTCTGTATCAATTTTACTCATATTACTGCCTCCTCTCTTAATTTTTGTACTTTACTTTGTGTTTCTTTAACAACAATATCAATCCACTCTTCAGCGTCATCTGAATCAGTGATACCTTCAAGTGCTATATTGTAATTGGTTTTTGTTAATTTGTCTAAAGCTTGCTCTTTAGTGATTTCACCGTTAGTTAAATCAACTTCAACTTTAGATAAAAATTCAGTTGCTTGATCCCAAGCCATATTTTTTACTGCACCCATTATTTGTACTCCTTTGTTAGTTGTGGATTATAGTCTTTTTTAAAGAATTGTCTACCATTAGATAGTTGACCATAATCGTTATATAAACTTTTCCAATCCTTTGTATCGCAAACATCTGGATATATGTCACCAAAAGTTTCATAATATTCTTTTCCAAACATTATTTCTACTTTAGATGAATTTAAATCGTTTGCTGGTTTGTCTTTAGTATTTTTGTCACAATATTCTTTTAATTTTGTAAATGTAGATTCTAGTTTTGATTTCTTTTCAAGGTCTATAGGCATATTTCTATAGATTGTATTATATGAATAAAATGTATCACCATACTTTGATTCTGGATCTTTCATTTCTCTAGCATAAACTAGATTCATTGTATTCATTGATTTTTCTTTTAAATTGTTCATAGTGTTTTTCTTAATCATATGTGTATATTATACAGGAGTTTTATGTGGAAGTCAAGATAAAAATAAACTTTTTTGTTCTTGTTTTGTTCTTGTTTAATCATTATGCAACTTCCAGTAGTTCTTTAAAGTCTTTACAATAGTAACTTAACTTTCTCAAAGCCTTGGCTTCAATTTGTCTTATTCTTTCTGCATTTACAGATAATTTTAAACTAACTTCTTCTAAAGTATGGTCGGTATTCATTCCTACACCAAATCTCATTCTTAAAATTCTTTCTTCTCTAGGTGTTAAATAAGTAAGAGCTTGAGTGATTTTGTCTTTTATCTGTTTTTTTGCAATGATACTGTCAAAGTTGATTTCACTTATCATATTATCAGCAGCGGACATATCAGTAGATTTAAATATGGCGTCTTCTTTTTTATATTTCACTTGTTTTGTCTTTTGCATTGCAAAATATACCTTACCTTTTTCTTTTCTAAGCATAGGTCTATAATAGTTTACAGAATTGTCAAGTGAGTAAACTTTTCTTGTATAGTATCTTTTTTTAATTGTTGAGTAGGTTTGTATTATAGTGTTTTTCTTAATCATATGTGTATATAATACAGGAGATTTTAATGGAAGTCAAGCACTAAAAAGTGTTGATTTTACTGACTTTTTTGATTATTTCGTTCTTGTTTTGTTCTAATTCCACTCTTTTTGAACCCATTTTTGTTCGGATTCGTGGGGTCTTGGGTGACCGTGAAACACAGCAATTTTAGTATTTGGTTTTTTTTCAAATGTCCATCTAGTTTTACCAAATCTAGGGTCAGTTCTACTAAACCATTTGTAAGAAAACGTCCATTCATCTGGCATAACTTTTAGGTTATCATTACCTTTTATTAGTTTTGACATCACATTTTGGTCACCTTGTAATTCCATTAGTTTAGCTTTATTTTCTAAAAACTTACTCCATATTACTTTCGTTGCAACATCATTGTTAAATTTCATTACACTTGAATTAAACTCTTTCGTGTTAGGGTTGAAATCATTAATAACCCCAAATGTCATATCATCACCAAACGTTGCTATTTCATCAATGTTATCTAAAATCACGATATCTAAATCCAAGTATAAGCAAGGTCCTGTTAAATGTGCCTCTTCACTAAACAATTGTAGTTTATTCCACCAACCATCATAATCGTGGTGTTTAAACTTTCTAAAAGTAATATCTCCTTTTAGTAACTTTTGAGGTTTTACGTGGTCAGAAAAACAAATAAACTTATGAGGTACTGTTAAATGCCTTTGCACCATATTATATAACACTTGTACATAATCTAATGGATATTTTAAGCCATAATATACACATACAACATTTATCATACCATTTGACCTTGAAAAGTCTTATATGCAATACCAGTTTCTATCTCACCTATTGTAAACTGATTTTCTACTACCATTTTCAACCATTCATTTATAGTCTTTCTTCCAGGTTTCATTGGTTTGTTTATAAACTTTAAATCTCTTGATGATACAAATGAAGCAATGTTCCTTTTATGACATATAACAGGTACTTGATTTAAGATAGCGTCAATAGCAGCTAAACTCATATTAGTTACTAAACAATGACAATTTTTTAAATCATCCTTAATATCTTTACCCCACCATTTGTTACCAGGTCTTGGTTTATTTCTGAATACAACTGGCTTATCAGTATATAATGCTAAATCTTTTCTTACTTGGTCTACCCATTGAGTTTGTGATACACCATTAATCTCATAAGTAACAGTTTCGGAAGATGGACAAATTAATATATGAGTAGTTTCACCTGTATTCCAACCCCTAAATTGAACATCTATACCTTGACTTTCTAATTTCTGTAATCTAACACCTGGACCTACTCTACATCTAATTGTATGTAATCCACCTTTAACTATTCTAAAATAAGTCTTATCATAATCGTGTATTTTAGGTTCTGGATATCGTGTAATTTGTTGTGTTAAATATCCAACATCAACATACCACCATTCCTCACCTTTCTCCATACACTCTTTAATATTTTTTTTATTTTGTCCTGCTAGACCCCAAAAGAAATGTACAGGTTTATCTGTTTCAGGCCAACCTTTTTGAAAGGCAGGCCACATCTGATTGGATAAACATTTATCCCACGCTATTTTATGATAAATGTTCATTGCCAAGGTTTAAGTCCAAAGTTTTCGGAATTAACTACTTTTCCAGTTTCATTTTTGATTTTATAATTAACAGTATCACCATAATGTAAATAAGACATTATAACATATTTTGTTCCTTTAATTGGTTTTAATCCAGCGTGTGGGTGAGTCCAAAAAGGAGGAAACATTAATAATCTTCCTGCCTTTGGTTTAACTTTTATATTCTGCTTTGGAAGATATGTTTCACCACCTTCTTCAACATCATTAAGATATAAAATATAAACTAAAAAACGGTTTGCTGAAAGAGCACGTAATATATCAACGTGGATTTTAAATTCATCTTTATCATTAGGTAAATATTTTTTTATTCTTATGTTTTCCATATCAACTATTGGTGGAAAATCGCCCTTATGTATATTCAAATCTTTCATAAATTTATGCATATACATTTTCATCATAGATAAATATTTTTCTTTAGTTTCACTCCAAGGTGTATTAAATTTATCTATATCAATTTCAGTATATTCTTTCCGTCCAGTATTAAATTTACTAATCTGGTCTTTATTCGTTTCAAAGAGTTCAATAATCTTTTTACAATCTTCAAGTGACATTGCATTGTCATATATTTTAAAAGTATTTTCTGTCATATTAATAATTTTAATTTTTCAACTAATTCAATATCTATTTTAGATAGCCATTTCTCATAACTAAAAATTTCATAGTTTTTATACTTATTTGTACGGAATCTAGCCCATTTAAAATCAAATGCTACCAATTGTCCTTTATTTAATGTCATATTACGTAAAGCTCCATTAAGTTTAAATACATTTTTATCTTTAAAAAATTTATACATTTCTAAAGTTTGACTTGCTAAATCTTTAGGTCTACTTAAATAATGAACTTTAGTTAAATCTGGTCCATAAAAACTAGTAATAACATAATTATTACCAACTTCTAATAATTCAGGCACCCATTTACTTTTTAAACAATTAAGCCAAAAAACTTCATTTTTTAAAAGGGCAAAATTATCTTCTTCTTCATAATTAAATATCTTTTTAACTGTACCGCCTTTAACCTCAATCATCTGCGAATCCGCATATGTAGCGTTTATTTGATTTTCTATAAGTTTATTCATATGATTCAAATACTGTATTTAATGGTTGTACACATCTAACAAAACTTGCACATTTAGGTATATCTTTTAATCGTCTTGCACCAATATAGGTACAACTTGAACGAACACCACCTAATATATCTTCAACTGTTTCTTTTACAGATCCTCTATCAGATAATATAACTGCTCGTCCTTCATTACCTCTATAACCATCTTTTCTTTTACCGTGTACCTCTCTTGCTCTATCGGAACTCATCCCATAAAATTCTCTTTTACCATCTTTTAATTCTGTTTCTGATTCATTATGTCCTGCCAACATACCACCTAACATTACAAAATGAGCACCTGCGCCAAATGCTTTTGCAATATCTCCAGGCATATTACATCCACCATCTGCAACTATATGACCACCAACACCATTAGCAGCGTCAGCACACTCCATTACAGCACTAAATTGAGGTACTCCTACACCTGCCATTGTTCTAGTTGTACATACACTACCTGGTCCAATACCTACTTTAACTACGTCTGCACCTCTTATAATTAACTCTTCGGTCATTTCTGCTGTCACTACATTACCTGCAATTATAGTTTTATCTGGATATTCATCCCTTATTTTTGCTATAAAATCTGAAAAATTTGTATGATATCCATTTGCCACATCTATAGTAATAAACTTAACATCTGGATAATTATTTAATACGTGTTGCAATGTATTATAATCTTCAGCGTCTTCTTTCCATAATCTACCTGTGCCTGTACATACTGAAAGATACTTTAATTTAATACCTTCACCAATTGCTTTTTTCCATTGTTCTATTGTTGTTATCTTTGTAATAACAGTCATCATTTTATATTCTTGTATAACTTTCGCCATACTAAATGTACCAACACCATCCATATTAGACGCTATAATTGGACAACACTCATACGTTTCACCTGAATGCCTAAACGTAAATGACCTTGTCATTTTAACATCTTTTCTTGATGATAATGTTGAACGTTTTGGTTTTAATAATACGTCTTTATAATCTAATTTTATTTCGTTATCTAATCTCATATCATCTTTTATTCTTGCGAAAGTAATCCAAATAGATTTCCAAGCCCCTAGGCACTTGATAATCTTCGTGTGTCTTCGCTATTTTTTCTCCTTCAATATCTTTAACGTGTTCCCACGCTGTTCCGTTTCTAATTTCTGACATTGTAAATTGATTTGCTAATAATGAATCAATCCATTCTTTTCTATTATCTGGATAAAATGGATCTTTTATTTTACTAACAGACGATTCACCCCTACCAGTTCTTGATACAGGAGCACACATTGATGTTACATCACAAAAATGTGGTACACCTTCTAATAGTGCTGTAATACCAATAGTTGATTGAAATGTTACAATTGCATATGCGTGACGCAAATGAACATCTAAAGGTGTTGATTTACCCACACTAACCTCACGTGAGTATGGGAGTGGTTTTGGTCTACCTATATAATTCCAAGGACCTAAACGGTTATTACATAAATGTTTAACACGTCCTAGTGTTTGATTATACCAATGCTTCATACTATAGTGTTTAGTTGTATAATAATCCCAAACATATGGAGATATATCACAAAATATTATATCTCTACCTGATTTCTTCCAAGGTTTTATATTAATAAAAGGTTTATATTTTTCTATTCTATTTTTATCTTTATCTGTAAGTTTTTTTATAGTTACAATATGTTGCCAATTTTTAGTTAATCTGTATATTTTTTCATCAAACTCTTTAGAGGGATTATGTCTATTACCAAATAGATAAGCGTGGTCAAAATAATATACATCTGACTTTGCCTTTTTAATTATCTCACCTGTGCCTCTTAATACTCCAAAACAAGCAATGGGTTTATTTAAATCTACACTTTTAAATTTAGGTCCATCTGTATGGAAAGTTCCTCCTGCACCATTTTCAACAAATGCACTTACAATTTCATCTGTTTTAGGTCTTGTTAATAATCCTTGTATCATTTTATTAAATTAATTTGTGTAGTTTCTTCTTTTAATGTTTGCCATTCTTTAGCATAATCACAATGTAAATAATCTACAAACCAGGGTCCACCTTCTGTAAAATGTACATTGTTAACCTTTTCTTTTTTTTCATATTCACCAACTAACCAATTCCACTCTAATGGTAACTCACCTATTAAACTATCATTTTCTAACCATTTAAATTGATGTAATTGTAGACCTGTTGCACTATTTACATAATCAGGTGTTAGTGCTGTACATTTATCACAATTCATTAACATAACACTTGACCAATTTTTCTTTTCATATATTGTTTGTACTTGCCCTAAAAATTTCTTTTGTTTTCTAGGTACATAATCGTGTTTACATACTTGTATAGCATATCTTTCATCCCTTAATCTCCATAATTCAGCAACATCTGTTAACATTAACTGGTCACAATCCATAAACAATGCCCAACCCTTATAATTCATAAGATGTGGTACAATAAATCTACTAAAACTAAATTCAGTTGATTCTATTTTACTACGTTCTCTAGTAAAATTATCTTTTATATTTTTTAAATATAATGGTGTAATAGATACAGGTCTAGTACTATGTTTTAATATACTATATGAAAGTACATTAAAAGCAACCTTCTCCTCACTATCATAACCAATAAAAATATTAATCACCCTTTATATCTCCCCCTTTCTGGACTATATGGAGAAGAATAGCTATGTCTGCTCCATTCTGGACTATGCTGTTGTTCTTTTCTGCTACCTTTTCTATGGTCTATATATGGGTTTATAAATTGATCCCTTGCTATAATGTGTCCAATTTGTCCGTCACCTAATTTATATTCACTATATTCAGGATTATTTTGATACAATTGTCTAGTACCATCCAACGTATGACAATCTGTCCAAAAATTCTTACCTAATCTTTGTATTTTATATACTGTATCTTTAACATAAAAATCTTTATAGTCTTTAAAAAATTGTAATGATACCTTCCGCATATTATTAAACGCTACAAAACCTGTTTCTGTATATTGTTTAGTTCTATTATAAAACGCTAAAAATATATTATCTGGTAAACAACACTCATACCAACTATTAGGTATCTGTGCTGTAAAAACACAATCACTATCTACATAATAAACTTTTTCTCCATATTTTCTCGCCGCTGATTGAGCAAATACTTTATAACTAAATCTTATTGCTTCTTCATAAAAATTATTTGCTACTCTATGTTTATTTCTTTCTACAAATCTTCGTAATTCTGGTTCTTCATCATATAAGTTTATATAATGTACATTATTTTCTTGTGGATACTTTTTAGGGTCATCTTCAACAAAAACATACATAGGTTTTGTTTGCTTTGTTTTTAAATATGATGTTATCAATTGATTAGCATACGCTTTATACAACCTCATATTATACGTAGTTATAAATATTTTACTAGCCATTATCCTACCATAGTAATAACAATATCACTACTATTACTATTAATGTTATCTTCCATTTCCTTTGTATCTTCATATTAATCCTTTAAACCTTAACATCAAGTATATTGTTATTATACAAATAACTACTAACAATGTTATTGTTCCTTTATATTTCATCTGGTCTCTTAAAATATCTTTTTCTATCAGCATCAACCATTTCTTTCATTAAACTTTCTACATTATGTTTATGTTCCCACCCTAATACTTTTTTTGCTTTACTTGCGTCACCTTGTAATACATTTACTTCAGCAGGTCTTAAATGTTTCTTATCTGTAGTAATAAGTTTAAGTTTACCTACTTTAGTAAAACACTCTTCATCTTTCCAATAATGTGGGAGATCCTGATAATCTAATGCCATATCTGCAAATTCTTTTACTGTATGAATTTTACCAGTTGCTAGAACATAATCATCAGGTTTATCGTGTTGTAACATTTGCCACATACCTCTAACAAAATCCTCAGCGTGTCCCCAATCTCTCTTTGCATATAAATTTCCTAAAACAATAGGTGCGCCATTACTTTTCCACAATGCTAAACCTTTTGATATTTTTCTAGTTACAAAATCTTCACCTCTATGGGCACTTTCGTGATTAAATAATATTCCACAACACGTAAACATATCATACGACTCTCTATAATTAACTGTTATATGATGAGCATATAATTTTGCAACACCATATGGAGACCTAGGCCAAAATCTAGTTGTTTCTGTTTGTGGAGTTTCAAATGCTTTACCATACAGTTCACTTGTACTGGCTTGATAGAATTTTATTTTAGGATTTACTTGTCTTATACTTTCTAATATTCTTAAACACCCCACAGCGTCAATTAAAGTAGTAAGTTCTGGTTGTTTAAATGATAACCATACAAATGATTGTGCCGCTAAGTTATAAACTTCATCTAGTTTTGTATCTTCTATTGCTCTTCTTATATTTGCTTGGTCCATAACATCTAATTCAACAAACTCAATATCTTTTGTTATTCCCATTTCATCTAATCGCCAATGTTTTGGTGATGTGCTTCGTCTTTGTCCACCATAAACTTTATAACCTTTATTTAATAATAGTTTCGCTAGATAAGCGCCATCTTGTCCTGTTATACCTGTAATCAATGCTGTCTTCATTGTATCAATTCCTTTATATAAGGAAAAATCAAAGGTGAATCAAATTCTTGGATAGTAAATTCTGTATAAGATACCATTTTATACCAGTCTAAAAGTTCTTTAGGTGTAGCATAATATAAATCTTCTATCTTATCAATATTAGTATTTTTTAATTCAACTCCAAAATTATATTGTGAAGTAATACAAGGTATTCCTAAATTAATGAGTTGAAAAATACTTGTACTTTCTCCTAACACTCCACAATAAACCTTATCTATAATAGAATTTAAAGGTATATTTTTTGGCACAACTTCAACATCTTTCACTAAATCTTGAATTACAATTTTACTATGTGGGTGTGGTTTAACTAAAATTTTTCTTGTGGTTGCTTTTATAACTTTTTCAACACTAGTTTTAATAAATTCAGATACAGGAATAGAAGATGTTGGGTCGTGTTCTAAACCAGGCACAATTAAAACTACACCATCTTTATCTTTATTATTTTTCCATTGATGATTGTATATATTATCTATCTGTACATCTGGATTATGTCTTTCTGTTAAATGAATCATACTATCTAATCTTTTTAAACTCCCCCACTTATTACTCTCATAATCGTGTGGGTATGTAGCAGACTTTTGTTCAACGACTCCACGTACCTTACACCATTTAGTTTTTCCATATGTCCATTGACCTAATCCCATACGGTAATATCTTGGAGGTGATTTTTTATACCAAATGTCTATGTAATTACATTTAATTCTACTTAATGTTGCACTTTCAGTAACTAATAATGGTTTATTATATTTTTTTGATAGAAGATTAGCTTGGAGATTTATATATTCCATCCAGGCAAATCTCTTAAAATCTATAATTTTTCCATCCTGGTCTTTTTGAATATCAACTGTTTTATATTTTTGTCTTTGAGGACTTGTACTGCCCCAAGTTCCATCAACCAAATAAGCATCACAATTTTTTAAATTATCTACATCCTCTTCAGATAAAGCTTTACCTGGTTTTTTAAAAATTCTATAAATTGATAAATTTTGTTTCCTACCCCATTGCTTTATTGCAAATGCAATAGCAGATATCGCATTAGAAGTTCCTAAACTAACTATTTTTAACATTATTCAAGTTCCATCATAGGAGCATTTACAGTATTATCTTTATCTTCCTCTATCTTATAAAAAGTATATTTTACAGTTAATTCTTCCCACGCCTTTATAGGTTTTCTAGTATATAAAAAATACTTATTAGTTTGTTCAACCTCTTTAAGTCCTAGTACTCCTCTTATCTTTATACAATTTGGGTTATCACTATGATTAACAAAACCACCTAACGGTGTTCTTATAATTTCTCCATCAACAAGTATATGACATAAACCTAACTTTACATCTTTCTCAATAAACTTTGTTGTAAATAATCCTTGACCTTCTATAGAAGATTTTTTAATTATTAATCCATCTGGTAATGGTTTATACATTTGGGTATGATTCCTTCAATATAAATGTTTGTTTAACAATAGCAGCTTGTTCTTCTTTACTCTCTACATAATATCCTTCAATATGAGTATAACCATTTTGTTTTGCCCAATAAACTCTTTTATTACCTGTATGTACTGCAAGTCCAGGTATACAATTACCATCTTTATCTTTCGGCCATCTTTTTTCTTTTAACCAATAATGTTCTAGGTCTGTATAGATAATTGGATATATCATACCTGCACCTTCAATACTATTTTTAAAATTTAAATATCTTTTTTTCATCCAATCAAGATTAGCAGTTAACATCAAATCATTTACACTTGCTAATTTTACTTCAGGTGCAATACGATTCAAAGGTTTATGCTGGCACGTAATGTGTTTTTTTGCTCGTAAAATTTTCATATGTTTATTTCATCAAGGTCTAATTCAATACCTTGTAATTCTTTTGGTTTGCCTTTAGGATATGTTGGATATAGTTTAAATACTTCTCCTGTATCATCATTTTTACATCCTGCAACTAACCAATCCCATTTAAACTCTCCATCTATAACAAACTCGTTCATCACTTCATATCTTTTATCAGGTTTTTGTTTAAGTAATTCTTCCTTACACGCTTCCATAGTTGGATAATACCCTTGCATTTGAAACGTTTGTTGCGTTGCAACTGGATCCATACCAATAAGATATGCTAATATTAAAATTTTAAATGGTCCCATAATTTGCCTTTGCTATATACCAGCTATCAACTATATCTGATACTGGATTGCCTGCTTTTGCTGTATCTAATAATTTCTTTAAATTTGTTTTTGTATCTTTACAAAATTGTTCATACATCATTTCTTTATCTGCATTACCTTTACCTGTAGCAAGTTTCTTAACAACACTTGGTACAATAACATTATAACTCCATTTTTGTTCTAATAATCTATATTTAAGTATACCACAATTTTCTGCTATTTGAAATAATGCTCTACCTTTAGAACCATAAGAATAGTTTTCTATTGCTATTGATGGTCCAATGCCAACAGTATGGTTTCCTGGGTGATATAAACGTAAAACTTTTAAAACCCAATCAGAAATTTGAGTAAATCTTTGGATAGGGTCTGTATATGGTTGATGTTCAGAACCATTTATATTACCAAATATACCTAAATGTTTCTTCTTATTAGTAAGAAAATAAAAACGACTATGTTCAAATATAAAGTCATCTGTTACACATATTGCAGGACTTGTCATACTATAATCAATCCCAACTTGGTTCATCTTCATTTTCACTTACCTCTTTTTCTTGTTCATCTTCATCTTCCAGTTCATAACTACAAAACGGACACACAGTCACTCGTTGTTCTGTTTTATCTTCATCATATACAATAGAAAACCTTGTATTACAATTACCACAATACCTTTTATATTTTTTAGTTAAATCATCTAAATTCATAATAATATATTCAATTATAATTTAAATTTTTTAAACTGGTCTTTTTGTACATCTTGTTTAATTCCACCTATAACATAACTTTCAATTTCTGTTTCTTGTGGTGCATTTTGTAATGACCTACTATTTAACCAATGGTCTACCCAAGGTAATGGGTTTGTCTTTTGGTCATATTGTGGTTCTAATCCAATTGCTTTCATCCTACGATTTGCCATATACTCTATATATTGATGTAACAATTTTTCTGATAAACCTATCATAGAACCTTTTGAAAACAAATAAGTTGCCCAACGTTTCTCTTGTCCTACTCCGTGTTCATACATTTTATAAACTTCTTTTTCTGAATCTCTCATCACTTTGTTCATAGTTTTATCGTGTTCTAGTTCACGATAATTGTTAAGTATTCTTTGTGTTATTAATAAATGTAAACTTTCATCCCTTGCAATTAATGAAAGTATTTTAGCAGAACCTTCTAACATCTTTAATTCACCAAATGCAAATGAACAAGCAAAAGAAACATAAAATCTTAAACCTTCTAATATATTAACTGTCATTAACGTTAAATATAATTTCTTTTTTAACTCATACATATCAACACTATCAGGTTTTAATACCCATTTATAACCTAAATGCATTAAATCATCATACGTTTGTGTAATACTATTTGCCCTACTTTCAATCTTTTCATCTGTAATAATAGTATCAAAAACTTCACTAGGGTTAGAATATAAATTTTTAATAATATATGTATAAGAGCGACTATGAATACTTTCCATAAAATCCCAAGCAATTATACAACTTTCTAATTCAGGTATAGATACAAATGGTAAAAATGCCAAACAAGGACCTCGTCCTTGTACACTATCCATCATTGTTTGATATTTTAAATTAGATGTAAATATAAATTTACCTTGTTCAGATAAAACTTTATAATCTGCTATATCTTTTTGCAAAGATATTTCTTCAGGTCTCCAAAAATAACCTAATTGTCTTTGACAAAGTTTATCAAAGATAGGATACTTCATATTATCATATCTTTGTACTTGTAAACTCTTACCAAAAAACATAGGTTGTTTTGTAAAGTCTAAATTCTTTTCTGTATTAAATACACTTCTAGCCATTTATCGGTTCCAATTGGTCTTGCATTCTTTCTGATTCTGTTAAATCATAATGGTGTTTATCACTATCTCCTGCTGTCCATTTACTTTTATCATCCACACTAAACTCTCTTGTAGATGTTTTATAATCTGGTTTAGTTAATTTGCTAGGTGTTAATGATTTATCATAAAATAAAACTCTATTGTTAGGTTGAGCAGCAAAATGTCCATTATCTAATTTAACTATGTTAAATGATTTATGTTGACTTGGTGTTTCACTATAACTTACATTTAATTCCCTATTAGTTGCACAACAATTATCTATACTAAACATATAATTTCCTTCATACACTTTCTTATTAGGTGATAGATAACTACATCTATTACCACTTACAACTTGTTTTTCAATAACAGCAATATCATAAGAAAAACAATCCCATAACTGTAATTCTGTTAATGGTAAATCTTCTTTAGTTTTTTTCCAAACAAATGCTGATATAGGAAGTTTATCATATAACGCACCTGATTCATACAGATATGTTTCAAAATATAATGCTCTACCTTGAATACTCTTAACTGTACACCACATACCTGGTACAAATTCTCCATATCCTTTTTCTAAATCATACAGGTATTGTTTCTTAACTAATACTTCCGTGTGTGGAAGATTTGCACATAAAAACGCCATACGCTTCCTTTATATTACGCAAGTTTCACAGTCCTCCGTGTCTTGTTTTGTTTCTTCTACATTATCCTTCCAACCAACTGGATGGACAGGTTCATCAAAATCTTTCTTACTATCATATGTATTTTGATAATAAGAAGTCTTCCAACCTAACCTATAAGTATTTAGCAAATCCTGTGCCATAATAGATAATGGTACTTGTCCTTCTTCATAATGTTCAGGATTATATGACCAGTTACCACTTATTGCCTGGTCAAAATACTTTTGCATTACTGCAACGATATTTATGTAACCTTCATTTGATTTCATATCCCATAATAACGTATAACTATTTTTCAACCTTTTGTAATCAGGTACAACTTGTTTTAAAGTTCCCTTTTTACTTTTCTTTACTGAAAGATAATCTCTAGGTGGTTCAATGCCGTTTGTAGCATTACAAACCACGCTAGAGCTTTCAGAAGGCATTTGAGCCGAGAGTGTGCTATGTCGTAGCCCAAACTCCTTAATATCTTTTCTCAATTCTTCCCATTTATAAGATAATTTACGAGATACAATCTCATCAACTTCTTTTTTATAGGTGTCTATTGGTAAGATACCGTCTGAATACTTTGTTTTCTTAAAGTCTTTACATTGACCTTTTTCTTTTGCTAATTGATTACTTGATTTTAATAGATAATATTGGAATGCTTCTGTTAACTTATCAACTTCTTTCCAAGCAGTTTTCATTTCATAACCTACTCCTAATGTTGCTAGATAATGAGCAAGACCAATATACCCAACTCCTAAACTTCGTCTATTTCTTGTAGAAATTTCTGCTGCCTTAACTGGATATTTTTGATGGTCTATAATTTCATCTAATGACCTTACTATTAAATCACATAATGGTTCTAATTCATCTAAATCTTTTATAAGTCCTACATTAACTGCTGATAAAATACATAATGCAATTTCACCTTCTCCATCTATGTGACTTATAGGTTCTGTTGGTAATGTTATTTCTTGACATAAGTTTGACATTGTTATTCTATCTTTAAAAGAAGAGTGAGTATTACAATGGTCTATATTCATAATGTAAATACGACCTGTTTCTGCTCTTTCTTTTAATATTGACATAAACAAACTTTGTGCTTTAACTTTCTGTTTCCATATTGATAATTTTCTTTCTGCTATTTCATACAATTTATCAAATTCTGGTGTACCCCAAGAATCAATTAATTCTGGTACTTCGTGTGGTGAAAATAATGTTATATCTCCATCATTAATAAATCTTTCATAAAATAATTTAGATAACTGTATAGAATAATCTAATTTTCTTACTCTATTATCTTCACTACCTTTATTGTTTTTAAGTACAAGTATATCTTCTATTTCTTTATGCCAAATTGGAAAATGAACAGTTGCTGAACCACCACGTACACCATTTTGTGTACAACATTTAACAGTTGCTTCAAACTTTTTAAGAAAAGGAATAACACCTGTGTGCTGTACTTCCCCACCTCTTATTTTAGAATTAATTCCTCTAATACGTCCTGCATTAATACCAATACCTGCCCTTTGAGCAACATATTTACCAATTGCCATATCACTAGAGAAGATTGAAGATAATGTATCTGCAACATCAACTAGTACACAACTAGCATACTGTCTAATAGGTGTTCTTACACCTGCCATTACTGGAGTAGGTATATTAATTTTAAATCTTGAAATTGCATCATAATATCTTTTCACATAACTCATCCTTTTATTTTTTGGGTAATGTGCAAAGATAGTAGCAGCAATCATCATATACATAAATTGTGGAGTTTCAAAAATATCACCTGTACTTCTATCTTGTACAAGATACTTGTCAATGACTTGTCTTAAACCTGCATATGTAAAAGTATAATCTCTTTCGTGAGTTAACCAATTTTCCATTCTATCAAAATCATTTTTATTATACCATTTTAAAATATCAGAATCATATACACCTCTTTTTACAGTATCACTAACGTGAGTGTAAATGTGTGGGTGATCCCATAATTTGTGAAATAATTGTTTTCTTAAACTATAGAGTAATAGTCTAGCAGCAACATATTGATAATTTGGATTGTCTAGTGAAATTAAATCATTTGCCGACTTGATTAAAATTTGTTGAATTTCATTTGTGGTAATTCCATCATAAAATTGTAGACCACTACTCATTTCAACTTGTGATGAAGATACGCCTGTAATATCTTCTGTTGCATACTCTACCATTTCGTGAATCTTCTCAATGTTAAGAGCTTCCTTACCCCTACCATTTCGTTTCACAACACTTATATTTTCATTTACCATTTAACCCCTAAATTTTTTTATAATAACTTAATTTTTCTAATGCTTCTAATTTTTTAAATGTATTTTTCTTAATAATATTTTTTAATTCAGTCACACTCATTCCAGACACAATCATTTCGTTTACATCTTTTAGTTGAATATGGTTTGGCCATATAACTACATTATAATTTTTTTCAATAACAGCGTACATCCGTTTTATAATTTCTTTATTACGAGGTTCATTGTCGAATATATATGTAACTTGGTCATTAGGCATTCTCAATGTCAAATCTGCGCCACCTGCCGCTAAACAATTATCTAAAAACAAACTATCAAGTGGACCTTCTACAATGTACACGTGTTTTTGAAAATTTACACGTTCAAGTCCAAAAACTTTTTGTTTTGTATCATCAAGTTTAATAGTAATATATTTAGGTTGTTCGTTTCCAAATGCTCTTCCTTGAAATGCAAACAAATTACCTGTTACATCAAAAAATGGTACAATCAATCTTGGGTGTTCGTACTTTTCTTTAAATATGCCTGGTTTCACCTTGTTGGCAAATTTGTGAAATTTATCAACAAGATATAATTTCTCATAATATTTGGTAGGTATCAATCTCTTTTTAATATAATCCTTTGCAGGATGGTCGTTTTTCAAATTACTTATTTTTGTACAAGTATCTAATAAATTTATTTCTTTAAATTTTGAAGGTTTAAAGTCAAATTTAGGCTGGGGCGTGGAGGGTG